GCATAAAAATAAGTTCAAAACGGGAGTTTCCTCCAAGGCATACAGCGAGGGGCATAAGAGGATTTTCGGCGAGAGGCTGGAGCGCCGGGGGGAAACCGAGGCAGAAATAGAAAAGCGTGAAGCCAACCGCAAGTACGCCCACGCCAAGGAAGCCGAGGACGGTAAGAAGGACGCCCAATGGTATGTGGACAACGAACGCCGGGTGCCGCAAGACCCGAATTTCAAACCCCGCAAAAGGTTTTTCAGCAAGGCATACAACGAGGGCCACAAGAGGGTTTTCGGTGGCAAATGATGATGACGCTTGACGACCACGACGAAGAAAACTGTCCCCATTGCGATGTGATGACGATTTTCGTCGCCTACAGGGTGAGGGGTTGGGACCCGCAAGGTATCATTGAGCAGGTTTTCAGGGGCCTTGTTTCCCTGGTTGCTACCGCACCAGATGATTTACGCGAAACCATGACGCTGAACATCTCCGAACACATTGGCGAGTACGTTGAGGAGGTCAGGGTTGACATGACCGATCACAACATCAAGCACAGGATGCATTAAAATGCCCCATATCCACGACAAAGTCGTAAGAATGTTTCAAGAAAAGTTCAAGGACGAAAAAATCACCGCCGACAGTCGCATGGGGGTGGATTTCGAGGCCGACAGCCTAGACAAATTGGAGATTGTCATGGACTTGGAGGACAAGTTCCTAATCGTCATCTCGGAAAAGCGCGGGCAGCGGGTAAAAACTGTTCAGGACGCAATTGAGGTCGTCAGAACTTGTTTATAGGGATCAGATACGGCGGTTTTTGGCATTCTTGGCCTATCCGGTGGCTTGATCGCCGTGTGGGGTACTTAGATTCTTGGCTTTGGAGGAAAAGGTGGCGGCGAAACGGGCGCGGTTGTCTAAAATAGGTGATTTTCAGTGTCGCTGGGTATGTGGTGAGATTGAAAAAGACACATTATGCTGTGCGGACCCGGTTTTCCGCCGTTCTTCGTGGTGCGAGAAGCATTACTGGTTGGTTTTTTCTCAAAATCAGATGCACAGCAGGGCCAAGATGGAGTTAATGGCTAAAACCGGTGGAATTCCTTATAAAGGTTGACGTTTGAGCGTCTTTTGTTTAGGTTTCGTACTATGTTTAGTTTAATTACAGAGTTTTACGGATTATGACCCCTCGCCAAAAAGAGTGCTTGGATTTCATAAGAACATTCTGGACGGATAAAGGCTACGCACCGTCTTATGAAGAGATTAGACGTGCTTTGGGCGCTGGTAGTAAAGCCAGTGTAGCTGATCTGGTGTCCAAACTAGAAGAGCGGGGGTACATCAAGCGGATACCAAAACATGCCCGGTCAATTCGCTTAGTAGAGGCGGCTTTACCCCCTAAACCGTCTTCACAACAACGTACCTCCGCTCCCACTATTGATGACAATAGGAGAAATAGATGACCACGACCCCCTCAGAAATTACCGACGCCTATCTTACTTGGATGACGGAAGACGAGAAATTTCGAGATGGCAACAAGGCCGCTGGGACCCGCGCCCGGAAGGTGCTGATGGAGATTATCAAGCTGGCGAAGTTGCGCCGCAAGGAAGTTACTGATATTAAGAACACTTGACCGGCCAATGTGCCGGTTCCTCCCTGTTAAACCTTGCCCCGGAACCCTGTTCCGGGGTACTTTTCTTATATGATACCGTCTCATATCCGGGAGCAGCTTGATAATATCAAAGAGTTGCCCCTTGCAGACCAGCGTGACATCCTTGCGATACTGGATAAGCATGACTTGGCTTCGGCGCAGCATTCAGGCAAAACCAATTTTCTCGCGTTCGTCAAGAAGGTCTGGCCTCAGTTTATCGAAGGCTACCACCATAAGATCATGGCAGAGGCGTTTGAGAGGGTAGCCAAGGGGGAACTCAAGCGGCTCATCATCAACATGCCGCCCCGGCACACCAAGAGCGAATTTGCCAGCCACCTGTTCCCGGCGTGGTTTTTAGGTCAGTACCCCGACAAGTATGTCATTCAGGCTTCCAACACCGCCGACCTCGCCGTGGATTTCGGGCGCAAGGTGCGGGATACGATAAGCGATGAGGCTTATCACGAAATATTTCCAAATGTTTCCATCCACCCGGATGCTGCGGCGGCTGGTAAGTGGAAGACAACCGCCAAGGGGGAATACTTCGCAATCGGCACCGGTGGTACTTTAACGGGCCGTGGTGGTGATTTGATCATTCTGGACGATCCTCACTCCGAACAAGAAGCCAAACAGGCGGAAACCAAGCCAGAAATCTACGATAGCGTCTTTGAATGGTATACCTCCGGGCCGAGACAACGTGTGCAACCGGGGGCGGCTATTGTGATCGTCATGACACGGTGGTCTAAGAGGGACTTGACGGGACGGGTGATAAAGGCGTCGATGGAGAAGGATGGTGATGCGTGGGAGGTCATCGAACTCCCCGCCATCTTACCCAGTGGTGTACCGATCTGGCCTGAATATTGGCCTGAGAAGGAAATCCTCGCCATCAAGGACGAATTGCCGATTCCGAAGTGGATGGCGCAATACCAACAGACACCCACTGCCGAAGAGGGTGCGTTGGTTAAACGGGAATGGTGGAAACGGTGGCCGCACAAGGCAACCCCTCCTGTCGAATTCATCATTCAATCATGGGATACGGCGTTCGAGAAGACGCAGCGGAGCGATTACAGTGCCTGTACAACGTGGGGGGTGTTTCAACGTGAGAGCGAGGCGACAGGTAATATGGTGCCGAATATCATTTTGCTGGATGCCTTTAGAAAGAGGATGGAGTTTCCTGAATTGAAACGGGTGGCCCTTGATTTATACCGTCAATGGCAACCGGAAGCGTTCGTGGTTGAAAAACGGGCTTCTGGAGCGCCTCTGATTTATGAATTGAGGGAAATGGGTATTCCAGTGGCGGAGTTTACACCATCTAGAGGTAACGATAAGATCGCTAGAGTAAATGCTGTTTCCGATTTATTTGCATCTGGTGTAGTGTGGGCCACGGAACACCGATGGGCCGAAGAGGTCATCGAAGAGTTTGCCGAGTTCCCGGCAGGGGAACACGACGATTATGTGGATAGCGGAACGCAAGCCTTACTTCGGTATCGGCAAGGTGGATTTATCCAGGCGCAGCTTGACGAGGAAGAGGATGACACCCAAGTGCTGCCTATCAAGAAATATGAATATTATTAGGGGGCGACATGGCGATTGATAAACGGTTGATCCCAGCAGAAGTCGATATTGAGGGCAGCAATGGTCTTGCGGTGGAGTTACCTCCTGAAGAAGAGTTCGATTTTGATTTGGTCGAGGAAGAAGAGAACGATGATGGCAGTGTCATTATAGACTTCGACCCCTCTGCGGCGGAAGATGGAGAAGGTGAGCATCTAGACAACCTTGTTGAACATATTGAAGATGGGGTCTTAAAAACTATCGCTACCGAACTTGTCCGAGCCTATGAGGACGATAAGTTGACCCGTGAACCGTGGGAAAAATCCTACATCCAAGGGCTGTCCCTTCTGGGTATGCAGATTGAGGATCGTACACAACCGTGGTCTGGTGCTTCAGGAGTTTTTCATCCAATCCTTACAGAAGCCGTGACCAAGTTTGTGGCTGACGCCATGATGGAAACATTTCCCGCTTCTGGGCCGGTGTTGACCAAGATAATCGGGAAGACCACCCCCGAGCGCATAAAACAAGCCAAGCGCGTCCAGAAGGACATGAACTACCAGTGTATAGAGGTTATGAAGGAGTACCGCGACGAACACGAACAGGCGCTTTTCCATTTAGGCGTTGGTGGGTCTGTTTTCAAAAAAGTTTACTTTGATCAACAACTAGGTCGTCAGACGGTCCCTTATATCATGGCAGACGACTTCGTCGTCGCCTATGGCACTACCAACCTTCAAACTTGTCCACGCGCCACCCACGTAATGAAGATGTGGCCGAATGATTTGAAGAAGAAGCAATACTCTGGCGAGTATGCTGATGTGGACATCCCCAAACCCAGTACCCAATACGACAAGGTTGATGAGAAAGAAGACAAGGTGGCAGGGGCCGCACCGTCCGCAGAAAAAGATGATCGACACACAATGTTGGAAATACACGTTGATTATGATCTGCCGGGGTTTGAAGATGTGGATGATGATAACGACCCAACTGAAATCGCGATTCCTTACATTTTCACCATCGAAAAAGACAGCCAGACGATTGTTTCCATTTACCGGAACTGGAGAGAGGACGACGAGAAAAAACTCAAGCGCGATTTCTTCATCCAGTATAAATATCTTCCGGGGTTAGGATTTTATGGTATGGGGTTGGTGCATCTTCTGGGTGGCATTGCTAAGTCTGCCACGTCTATTTTACGCCAATTGATTGACGCCGGGACGCTGTCTAATTTACCAGCCGGATTAAAGTCGCGTGGCCTTCGTATCAAGGGAGACAACAGCCCCTTAAGACCCGGTGAGTTTCGAGATGTTGATGTCCCCGGTGGTGCTATTAAGGATAACATTACATTCATTCCGTATAAGGAACCTTCCGCAGTCTTGTATCAGTTGCTTGGAACAGTCGTGGAGGAAGGACGAAATATCGCCAGCATTGCTGACCTGAAGATATCCGAAATGGATAACCAAGCACCGGTGGGGACAACACTGGCGATTATAGAGCGCGGCATGAAGGTCATGTCCAGTGTCCACGCCCGAATTCATGCGTCCATGCGTCAAGAGTTCAAGTTGATTGCTGAATTGGTGAGGGATTTTCAACCAGCAGAGTATGAATATGACGTTGAGGATGAGGCCACTCGCGCTCAAGATTACGATGAGCGTATTGATGTACTTCCGATATCCAATCCCAACGCATCGACAATGGCGCAGCGCATCATGCAGAACCAAGCAATTCTCCAGTTGCAGCAGATGGCCCCTGAAGTCTACGACAAGAAACTACTTCATCGGCAGATGATTGAAGCGATGGGTATAGATAACGCCGACAAGATTATTCCTCTGGATGAAGATCGAAAACCGATGGACCCGGTAGCGGAAAACATGGCGATTATCACCGGCAAGCCACTCAAGGCATTCATCCATCAAGATCATGAGAGCCATATCAGGGTTCATCTGGCCGCAGCCGAAGACCCCAAAATTCAATCAATTATCAGGCGATCTCCCGTAGCTAAAGCAATCGAGGCGGCGGCGGCGGCACATGTGCAGGAACACGTTGCGTTCCAGTACCGCCGGGAAATTGAGAAACAGCTTGGCGTACCGATGCCAGACTATGACAAACCGTTGCCAGCGGAAGCAGAGGTCATGTTGTCTAAATTGACTGCGGATGCCGCTGAAAAGGTTCTCAAAAAGGATATTGCTGAAGCACAGGCTCAAAGGATCGCTGAACAGCAACAGGACCCGGTCTTGCAAATCCAGAAGTTGGACGCCCAGACCAAGGCTAAAGAAGTCGAACGCAAAGGTCTTGCGGATCGTCTTCGCGCCTTCTTGGGTATGGAACAGATTAAGTCCAAAGAGCAGATGTTCCTTGTCGATACCC